AAACTGTATGTAGGTAGTAATAAAATCAATTTTTTTTTATTTATTTGCTTATTTTTCTTTATTGGATTATTACATAATCCAGTCCCAAATTAAAGTAAAGGGGGGGATTTTTCTCCTTTTTCTATAATATAAATGTTGGAACAATGTTTGGAACAATGTTTGACTTTATGCGAAAGTAGAGTGCGATTATGCGGTTCTGCGGTAATACGGTTTGCGGTTACCGACTACCCAGCAGATGCCACCAGCAATGGGAGCGATACCTATCGCAGATACTCCAGTAACAAGAACGACTCCTGTAACCACGAGTCCGGTGATAACGGTACCCTTTGCGACACCCTTTGCGACACCCTTTGCGACACCCTTAGCAACACGACAGAACTTTTGTTTTTGCTTTTTGCTGAGCTTACGGTTGAACATTTTCATATTCGATTGCTGTTTCTGATTCTGATTCTGATTGTAATATCAAGAGCGTATGAATGTCAAAACTATATATAGGTAGTAATAAAATCAATTTTTTTTAATTTGCTTGTTTTTTCTTATTTAATTATGTAATAATCAAGTCCCAAATTAAAGTAAAGGGGGGGGTTCTCTTTTTTCTATAATATAAATGTTGGAACAATGTTTGGAACAATGTTTTACTTTATGCGAAAGTAGAGTACGGTCTGCGGTCTGTTTCTTCGATTAGCGAGAGAGCATATCGCAGTGCTTAACCAGAAGCTCAGCTGGTGAAAGTCGTTCGTCTGTCGGTTTGAAACAATCGATGATAAAATCCTTGATTCCATCAGGAATCGACGACGGAATCTCTGGTTGTTCGAAATTCCAAAGTTTTTTCATCAGAGGAATCATGGGTAATCCCCAAGGGAGTTTGCCAGTCAAGATTTGCAAGACTGTACAACCGATACTCCAAGAATCTGAACGATCGCAACGGATAGGTAGTTGCTTTTCAGAAGAAGTAGAGGATAAACACTCTGGGGAGGCGTATTCGAGAGAGTAGTCGTGAGGAATAGCCATAGAGTTTTCGTCAAGTTGTCGGGCAGTAGTGATACTAAAGTCCAAATACTTGAAAGAATCTTTTCCGTCGATTGTCGAAACACCAATATTTCCTGGTTTGATATCCATGTGGGCAATTTTCTGTTCATGCATTTCCTTAGCTCCGTGAAGGAGTTGGGAGATACAATTCTTTACGAATGCCATATCATGAATTCCATTCTCGGGAATGAGAGATTCCAATGAATTATCAACCATTTCCATTACAATGGTCACAGAGTGGTTTGTGAAAATAATACCGATGACTTTTGGGAAAAAGTCACTGTTTTTCGCAAGTTTGTACTGGAATTCGGATTCTTGTGAAATCGAGCGGTGCGTCGTATCTTCGTTCATTGGAATTTGAATTATTTTCGCGGCGTAGACAGAGTCGGAATCATTGAATTGTAACTTCTGGACAGTTCCAAAAGAACCAGATCCAAGTCTTTCAAACGTACGGAATTGTTTGGAACAGATAGGAGAAGAGAGTTCTTCTTGACGGGGTATGTCAGTCTTACCCTTCGCTATGTCTGCGATATTGACACTGAGTTTGGGAAATGTGTCCGTTAGTGGCACCGTTACGAGTTGAAATCTTTCCCGAAGGGAATTTTTCGTCATCGGTCGGGATTCAACTAAAAATCTTCCACGTTGCATTGTTAAACTATCATTAAATGTTGAAATGATAGAAGTGTACATAATTAACACTTAAATCGATTTTTATCATAATAAACATTTATTATTTTAAAATTAAAAATAATAAATTTTAATTTATATTTATTAATAAAAATTAATAAATTAATTAATATTAATTATTAACAAATATGTTAAATATGTTAAATATATTTAATTTTTTTAATAAAAACGAGCATATCAGAATATTAATTGTATATTATAGAGAATAATTAAGTAAAAAATTCAAGAGTTTAAAATTATAAATTGATTTCTTTAGAAATAACATAGATATGGCTGAAATAAATGAAGAAGATAGTCTAAAATTAAATAAAATATATACAGAGGATTGTTTCACGGGTTTAAAGAAAATTAAATCATTATCTGCCCAATGTATTATTGCTGACCCACCATATAATGTAGGTAAAGATTTTGGTAATAATAAAATAAAATTAACAAATCATCAATATGTTGAATGGTCTAAAAAATGGTTAGTAGAATGTCAAAGAATTTTAAAAAATGATGGAACGATGTTTGTATTCGGATTTAGTGAGATTTTACCATATTTAACAGTAATGATTCAAGATGAATTGGGAATGAATGTAAGACCATTAATATGGCATTATACAAATAGAACCGTACCATCTTTAAATTTTTGGCAAAGAAGTCATGAATCAATTCTTTGTTGTTGGAAAGGTAAATCACGACCGAAATTTAATCGTGATAGTGTTAGAGTTCCGTATACACCAGCATTTTTAAAAAATAGTGCTGGAAAAACAAGAAAAACAACAAAAGGACGTTTTGGAATGAAAGAAACTACATATAATGCTCATGATAAAGGTGCTCTTCCACGAGATGTTATTAAATTTTCTTGTTTAGCTGGTGGTGCTGGAAAGAATGAAAGAGTTAATCACCCAACACAAAAACCATTAAAATTATGTACTTATTTATTAAAATCATGTCAGCAAAAAGAGGGTATAGTTGTGGCACCTTTTGCTGGTTCTGGAACGGAATGTGTTGTTGCAAAAGCATTAAAAATGGATTTTATAGGATTTGAAATAAATAAAGATTATGTTGAAATAGCAAATAACAGATTATCAGAATTAGTAGTAGATGTGAATGAAGAATTACAGAAAGATGAAGCGGAAGCTAATATTCTTTAAATTGTTTTTTTCCATATAGATTTTGTTTTTGTTTTATCTTCAATTATAATATTTAACTTAGGCATTTCGTGATTTCGTGATTTCTTATTTCATCTGTTATATTTAACAATGAGTATTGTTTATTTATAAATGCATAGTTTCTAATTAAACTTTTATTAAATTATTTTTATTTCCTTTTTTTTATTTATTTCTTTTTTTTATTTATTTCTTTTTTTTATTTATTTCTTTTTTTTATTTATTATTTATTTAATACTTAAAAAAAAAATAAAGTGTGCATTAGTATTCTAGAGTAATATATTTAGGCATAGCGCTTGGATTATTAACACAATTGTGATTATTACTTATATTAAATTTTCCATACCAATAACAATCTATGCATCTTACTTTTCTATATAGACATTCATTAACATGTTTTTTAAAATGAGTAAAATTTCCTTGGAAATTACATTTCTTACAAGAGTGTGTATGTAATAAATCATTAATTTTTCTTGGTTTTACTCTTATTTTACAAGAATGAAAATGAGGACAATTAACTGTTTTTGTTGGACAATTATTTTTAAATTCTAATTGTGATCCATACCAATCACAACTTTTACAAACTACATCATTAATTTTTATTCCTGTAAGTGATTGCATAATTGAATTATTATCAAGTATTTTCATAGGTAAATTATATCTTTTCATTTGAATGTACATTCTTTTAATAATTGTTTTCGTTTCTTCTGGTATTTCTTGAATCAAATTATTTAAATTTTCTGCAATGATTGATAATTCATCATATTCTCCTATACAACAACAAAGACAAAATCCATCTCTTAGTGTTTTAGAATAGAATATATATTCATTTGTAATTTTAAATAAAAAAGAACTTTCTATATTATTATTATATTCAAAACTGAATAAATTTGACATGACTTTCTTTAAAACTAAATATAAGTATTTTCTTATTTTCTTATTTTCTTATTTAGTATATTTATAAATAATAACCGAAATACATATGAGTATTATAATTCTAAATATAATATCATGAAGAGTAGTAGCGTGTTGTATAGGGTATAAAATTTTACCTTTTGGTTCAATTTTATGTATTAATTTAATAGCATTAACAACACCACTTTCTAAAGAAGTGAATGCATATTCACTATTTCCATTATGAGTGCCGCAATTGTATAAATTAGTATATTTTCCGGTTGGTTTTAAATATCCATATTTAGTTAGCATAAATGCGTGATCATTATGATGCCATGTTTTATGTTTATATGTATTTTGTGATAATATTTGATGAGTTGGTTTTGGTAAATTAGGGAACGAAGATTTTAGTTGTCTAAGTATTTCGTTTTTTAATTCTTTTTCATTACATTGATTTGGTTTTTTATTAATATGGGATGATATATCATGTTTAGTAATAGCTACTGTCATAACAGTTTTAGAATCTTTATGAGTAAATTTCATATTATACGTCATAACTTCAAAAACTATACCCCATTCGTTTGATGGAAAGCCCCATACTTTGGGTAATTTTAATTTTGTATTCCAATGAAGAGAAACAATAATATAATTAAGATATCTTGCATTATGAGCCCATTTAGATACAGTTTTAATATTACCAAAAGCATTTTTACTTTTAGATTTTTTAAGAACATTAACTAATGAATGTGGTGGAATTGCAAGAATAAAATTTTTGGATTTTAATTCGATAATTTTATTTTTATCATTTTTTAGTTTAATAGAAGTAATAATATTTTGATTTGGTATTAGGTCAATAAGTTTAGAATTTAATAAGAAAGTAACTCCTAAATCTTGTAGTTTTTTTTTCCAAATTTTGAATAAACCAATATCATTAGGTAATTTAGGTAAATAAATAGAATTTAATACATTTTGGTTAATGAGTTGAATAAATTCAAATGTTGTATATCTATCAATACCTGCCCCATCAGTTAATCTACATAATCTATCCATATAGTCAACTGCCTTTGTGGAAAAGTTATTTTCTGTTGTGAATTCAAGTAGGGATTGTTTTTTATTGATTCCATTAATAGTAATAAAGTTAAAAAATATAATTATAATTTCTCTAAAAGAAAAATTAGAAATTGATTTTCCCCCAATGACTGAAATTTGAAAATCATATTTTGAAAAGATTTGATTGAATGATGTTCCTAAGATTTTTAAAATTTTCATAAAATTTACATAATTATCTAAATAAATTCTTGGACCATGTTCTGTAAATAGACCGTTAATTCTTTTAACTCGATGTATTCCCCCAATTGAATTTTCTTTTTCAATAATTAAAATTTTTTTTTTTAATTTAGCTAAATACAATGCTAATGTTAATCCAGTTGGTCCAGCTCCTGTTATTATGTAATCGTACATATTCTATATAATTTATATTATATATAAATTTGTTTTAATTTATTTTACAAAAATAAAAATATTAGTAAAATCATAATAGATATGAAGGCAGTAGATAAAGTATTTCAATGTAATGATATGCGAAAATATATATTTGATTATGTAATAACAAAATTTATTCCATCTCATCATCCTGATACTTTAAGATGTTCTAAAGTTATGAAATATTATAAAAAACAATTAGAATATCGTAATCTTCATAGTGCTACTGTATTTAATAGTAATATAGATGAATATATTTTACAATTTATAAAATTTTCAGATGAATTTAAAATAATTGAGAAAAATATAAAAAAAAAATTTCCTGAAGTTGAAATATTAGTAAATGAATTATCTTTATCAAAATATGGTTATATAAAAAAGTTAAATCTGATTTGTTATAATATTCAAATATTTTTATGTGTAAATTGTTCAAGTAATTCAAATATGTCAGCTATTTCTAAATTATTAATATTAGAGATGTGTAAAATAAATGTTCCTTGGATTTCATTAATTTCTGATAAAATTAACTTCGATTATTATTAAAATAAATTATAAATTATAAATTATAAATTATAAATTATAAATTATAAATTATAAATTATAAATTATAAAATTATAAATTGTAAATATAAATTATAAATTGTAAATATAAATTGTAAATATAAATTATAAATTGTAAATATAAATTGTAAATATAAATTGTAAATATAAATTATAAATTG